CGGCGCGGTCGAGGCGGAGAAGGAACGGCGTCAAGCCATTCTCCATCTCTGCCAATCGAACAAGATCGATGCGCGCGTTGAGGCGCGATGGGTCGAGGACGGGACGCCGTTGACTCTCGTCGCGAAGGAAATCCTCGACGTGATGGAAGAGCGCGGGAAGCAGAAGCCGTTGATGGCGGCACGGTTGGGACTCACCAACAAAGAGACGCAGAATTTCTCGCTCTTTCGGGCTATTCGGGCGTTGCGGTTCGGCGCACAGCAACCGGAGTTGATGCAGGAAGCCGGGTTTGAGTTGGAGTGCTCGCGCGCGATCGCGAAGCAACTCGGTCGGGCGAAGTCGTCCAGCATTCTGATTCCGTCAGAAATCTTGCAGCGTCCTTTGAGTCCGGAAGCGGTTCAGCGGGCGATGTCCACCATCCCCGGATCGAAGGGCGGGTACATGGTGGACGTGAACAACATGGGGTTCATCGACATCCTGCGGAATCGATCCGTCGCTATGGCGATGGGCGCACGCGTGTTGGGTGGGTTGCAGGGCAATGTCACGTTCTCGCGGCAGACGGGCAAACCGTCGATCACCTGGCAGGCGGGTGAAGGTGTGGCGGTGACGGCGGCTGATCAGACACTCGGTCAACTCTCGATGACGCCGAAGACGTGTATCGCAATCACGGATGTCTCAGAGCAATTACTCGCCCAGGCGTCCCCGTCTGCGGAGTCGTTCGTCATGGCGGATCTCGCTAGCGATGTGGCGATCGACGGGATCGACGCGGCTGTGATTAATGGAACGGGCGGCGCACAGCCGATCGGGATCAAGAACACGGGTGGCATCACGTCGGGACAGGACGCGGCCACCGTGACCTATGCAAAACTGCTGGCCTTCATTTCAACGGCGGGCGCAGCGAACGCGATTCGTGGCAACCCAGGATGGGTGACGAATACGGCAGGGGCGGCGATCTTGATGCAGAAGCAACGCTTCACAAGCACCGATACGCCGGTCTGGACCGGGAATATGCTCGACGGGAATCTAGTCGGATTCCGCTCGATGTCCAGTGAGCAGATGGCGTCGGGGAATCTCCTGTTCGGATCATGGGATGAAGTAATCATCGGGGAGTGGGGCGTGCTGGAGTTGTCTACCGATAACGGCGGGACAAGGTTCAATGCGGCACAGGTGGGCATCCGCGCTATGTGGATGGTGGACGTGATGCTGCGCTATCCGCAATCCTTTGTCGCATCCGTCAATCTGTCGGCATAATACGAGGCGGCGCGGGTGTCGCGGATATTTTCACCAGACGAATATAAGGGGGGGGGACCACATGATTAAGGTACGAGCCAAGCGCGGGGTGTGCATCGGTGTCGAGCGGCACCTCGCGGTCGGCGAATGTGCGGATCTCGACGCGGCGATGGTGACGTTTCTGACGCATATCGGCGCGGTGGAAGTCGTGAAAGACGAACCGGAGGCGGAGCACGCGAAGGTCGAGGGATCGAGTACGAAGGTAAGCAAAAAAGACAAGTGATTCTGTTTCACTGAAGCGGAATGGAAGCGGAATGAATGTCGGAACAAGGGAGGATTGAACCATGTTAGGAAATCAGGCAAGTGCAACGACGATGGCGGCCCTACTCGATGCGATCTCAGCAGCGGCCACGGCCAATGCGACGAGTGGCTCGGGGAAGTGGCTCGATGTGCGGCAGTTCGACGGCGAGATCTTGGTCGTTCAGGCGTTGGGGGCGGTGACGGGCACGATCGCAGGCAAGTTGCAGAGCGCAACGGACGTGAACGGAACGGGCGCGGCGGATATCGCGGGCGCGACGTTCCCCACGAACACGGCCAATCAAGCGAATTCGATCGCAGTCGATCCCAAGAAAGTCGTCGGGGGATTCCTCGGCTATGTGGGGACGATCGTGACGGGTCCGTCGTTGGTCAGCGTGACGGCTGGCGGCAAGAAGCACGTCGTCTAAGCCAATGAACACCACGGAACCACGCGAGGGGATCCTCGGCGATACGATTCAGTGGACGCGTCCAGACCTGGCGGATCTGTATCCGCCAGCGTCGTGGACGTTGACCTACTACTTTGTGTCACGCGATCCGGCGGTCAAGTTCTCCGTGATTGCGACGAATAGCGGCGGCGTGTTTTTGATTGATCTAGGAGCGGCGTCGGGGATCGAACCGTCATTCGAACGCGTGGGGCACAGCGGGTACGAATGGACGGCGCGCGTTGTGAATGGATCGGAGAAGTACACGATCGGGTCGGGGTTCTTGTCGATCGCGCCGGATATGACGACGACCGGCACGACCGGCGTCGAGGGTGGAGCCGATCGGCGATCGTGGGCGGTGCGGACGTTGGCGGCGCTCAAGGCGGTGATTGAGGGACGCGCGGATGCGGACGTGAACACGTATATGCTCGGCGGGAAGCAGGTCGTGAAGATGACACCGGACGAGATCCGGAAGTGGTACGACTGGATCGGCACGATGGCGCAACAAGAGTTGGGCGAAATCGCGCCGAGCGAGGCGTTTAACCGACGCGTGACCGTTTCGTTGCGTCGAGGGTATTGAGGCATGGATCTGTTGGGGTTGATCGCAAAAGATCAGGTGAAGATCTTTGGCAGCGTGAAAGAGTTCGGCGAGGCGATCGAGTACCGCGACGAGCTCGGCAACGAGGCGACGCTGTGGGCGTTCGTGCAGCGTGAGATCGTGGAAGTCAAAACGTCGGCGGGGTACAGCGCCCCTGTCGGGCGTCAATGTCTGCATGTATGGATCGCCCAGAATAGTGCAGGCGGGCTAGCGAAGGTGACGAAGGGCGTCGATCGGGTCAAAGCCTTCTGGCGGCGGAGAGATCAAGCTAAAACGGAATTCCTCGTCACCGCGATCTTGCCGGGTTCCGATGGGGCGTGGCATTTGGAGTGTACGCGATGAACACGTTTTCGATCTTCGTGAAGAATGCACGCGAAATTCAAACGGGGTTCACGTTGGCGCAGAGCAATTCGAAAAAGTGGACGCGATCGGAATTGTCCAGAGGGGGCAAGCGGATTATTAAGCGATTCAAGCAGACGTGGTTGTCTGGTCCGCCAGGGATCGAGGGCGGACAATTCAAGAAAGGGAAACACGCGTTTTCGTTTGCCAGGTTCGGCGCGGTCGATGACGTGACGGTCGGCCTCAGCCGTATCTTACGCGTCCATGAAGAGGGGGCGACGATTGTGCCGAAGTCCGCGCCTGTGCTGTATCTCAGCGAGAAAACCGGCACGGCTGGAAAAGGGAACATCTTCGCGGTGGTCAAGCGGGTCCGGATTCCTGGACGAACGCAATTCCGGTTGCTCGTCTCAAGCATGGTGCCGGATATTGCGATGCGCGTCGGTCAAGCGAATGTACGCGCGATCGAGCAAGCGATGAAGGCGACGATGCAGCGGGTGTTGTCGTGAGTCTGTCGATTAAAGAACAGATCGTCCAGAAGATCTGCGGGACGATCGCGTTGATTCCGTGGGTGAAAAATGTTCAGCGGTTGAAGCAGGCGGGGATTCAGTTTGCCGACGTTCCGTTTGTGATCGTGACGCAAGGGGATGACCTGTTAGAGGCGGTGCAAACACGACCGTGGACCACGCGGCGCGCGGAGGTGGTGGCCTCTATCATTCTGCGGCAGACCGATCTACTGGATCTGCGGTCGGCGGATGAAGTGTTGAACGGGTACGGGTCGGATGTCGAGGCGGCGGTGATGGCGGATCGATCAGTCGGAGGACTCGCGATCGAAATGAAGCCACCAGAATGGTTAGAGATCGAAATCGAAAGTGATGTCCCGCACGTGGGCGTCGCCATGCGGTTCGGGGTCGTGTATCGGCATTTGCGGGGCGATCCAACTCGGCAGGAATAACGTCACCAAGAGAGGGAGGATATTATGGCATCAGGAGCGATTCCGGCATTCGGCACATTATTAAAGCGCGACGACGGGACGGGGACGTTCACCACGATCGCGGAGGTCAAGTCGATGGATGGACCATCGTTGGAGTGTGATGTGATTGACGTGACGACGCACTCTTCGGCGGCGGCGGGCGCGTGGCGTGAAAAGATCGCC